GGGATCATCAAAAAGATATCTTCCGCTACTGATACTGGAAATATCTTCCTTGGCGGTTACACTTGGCGCGGATATCTGGCCCACAGGTTCATAAGACCGCCGACCGGGTCCGACTATTACACAGCATCCGGGGAACTTTCCGACATCATTCGGGCAATTGTGCAGATTCCAGGCTTCAGTGTGGTGGGCGCGACCGGAATCAGTACGACCTATCAATTCGGTAGGTATGTGTCTGTTCTGAAGGGCATCGAGGCCATGCTTCAGACGGTCGGGTTCCGGCTAGATCTCAGATATGTTCAGACGACATCCGGGGGATATGTAGCGGTTCAGGCGGTCAAGGCCGGTCAGTACGGAGATGACATCGAATATTCACAGGATTCGCTGATTAACTTTTCATCGGTCAACAACCAGATGGGCGTCAACCATCTGATTTGCCTGGGAACCGGCGAACTGAGGGACCGGGTTGTCGTAGATCTGTATGCGGACACTGCCGGGAATATCTCCCAGACGCAGACAATCACAGGAATCGATGAGATCACGGAGGTGTTTGAAAACACCGGAGCGGAGCTCGAGAACCTGATCGAAACTGGTACGAACCGGCTTGAAGATCTGGTAAGCAAAAACACCTTCACGGCAGCGATAAAGCGAGTCGAAAACGAGCTGTATATCGGCGACATCATCACCGGGCAGGACTACATCACCGGGAACAGGGTTACACGGCCCATATCCAGGAAAATAGTCAAGCGGACCAGCGGGGCGTTGTCGATTGATTACAAGATAGAGGGTCAAACATGAAGATAGTCACGGGGTACAGAGGGACGCCGCACATTACGGCAAATGCGATGCAGGCGTTCAATCAGGGAATTTTCGGGCCGGGGAATCACATCCTGGATATCGGAGAACGGTTTTCCGCCACGATAGTGAACGCGTCAACCATAGCCGTGCATGACGGTGAGGGCGTGATACAGGGAGTCCATTTCCGAATCGATCCGGGAGAAGTGGAGACGGTAAGCATCACACCGGGGACGGCAGGGTACGCGAGACATGACCTTATCTGCGCCAGATACACAAAGGACCAGGCCACAGGCGTTGAGGATGTTTCACTGATCGTGCTTGAAGGGACGCCGGCATCGGGTACAGAGCCGGAAGAACCGGCGATCAATACCGGTGACATTTTGAACGGAGCGACCGTGTGCGATTATCCGCTGTATTCGGTTTTGCTTGATGAGATGACACCGATCCTTAAAAGGCGGGCCGCGCAGGGATTCGCACTTTCACAGAGCATCAAGCAGGCTCTGACGCCTACGGTAGGCACTCCAGGAGAGGGCGGATGCTTCTGCTACAAAACATTGAGCGAGGTTGTTGTCCGCGTGTGCATCGATAGCGGATTAACGCCTGAAGAATACGCGAATGCGATTGTCACACTGCCGCCTGGATACCGGCCCGAATATCCGATATACGGAAGCAACGAGCACAGCACATACAGTGTCTTCGAGGACGGCGCGGTCAACGTGTATCCATCACACACATTCGCAATAATCGAAATTCGATTCAATGTGTTCGCATAAAGGGGGCAAGATATGGAAATCGTAACAGGATATAAAGGATTGCCCCACATCACTTCGAATGCCATGCAGGCATTTAACCAGTGCCTTGTCGGGCAGGGGAATTTCGTTTTCGAGGTCGGAAACTCATTCGCCGCGCAGCTGCTGGACGCGAACACTGTTCAGGTGTCGAGCGGAGAGGGAATGATCCAGGGCGTTCATTTCCGGATCGAGCCGGGCGAGGTCGAGACACTGAATATCGCAAACGGCACGGTAGGAACAGTGCGGATCGACCTTATCTGCGCGAGATATACCAAAAACGCCACAACAGGAATTGAAGATGTTTCACTGATCGTCCTGCAGGGACCAGAGGGAACGTCCTACGCCGATTACCCGCCATGGCAGCATGGGAACATTCTGGAAGGCGACACGCCTGTTGATTTTCCGATGTTTGAGGTAGATCTTGACGGGATCACGCCGAGGCTGACAACGCTGTTCAGCATCGCCGGAAGCCGGTCTTATGTGGGCATGATCATCCATTCGACCACGCTTGACACTGAGGCAAAAGTAAAAGCACACTACGGTGGCGAAACGTGGATACAGCACTATGGTTATTTCCTCCTGGGCGCCAGAGATGGCGTGACGGCTGACAATAACATAAAGGACGGCGGCGAAGATACGCATACGCTGACAGTTGCGGAGATGCCGGAACACAGGCATGGAACCGGCCTGGACGGATACGGAACGCTTACCGGTTCCGCGATGGTGTGGCAAATGTCCAACACCAGGGGCGTCTATGAAAGTGGATTTGACATCATCGAAAACGCCGGAGGCAATCAGCCGCATAATAACATGCCGCCTTACAAACAGATCTATATCTGGGAACGCACTGAATAAAAGAGGGCAGAAATTATGGTAACATCGAAAGCAGCAATTCATATTGAATCACAGGCCACGCCGCCGATCATCCCTGTTGTGCAGAGCGATACGGGACGGTCAATTCTTTTCACCCTTGCGGACTTCACGATTCCCACGGGCGCGACTGCGACCTACTACATCCAGAAACCTTCCGGGAATGCAGTGTACAACAACGCTGTCATCGAAGGAAACACGATCACGGCAAACCTTACAGCGCAGTCCATCGCCGAGATCGGCGACAACTACGGTCAGGTCCGCATTGCCAAGGATGGCGAAGTGGTGACATCGTTCGATTTTATTCTTCTGGTCAAGGAATTCCGCGGGATTGATGCAACCGAATCCATCACGGAGATGAACATTTTCGACAAGGCCGTGCAGCAGGCAGAGACTGAGATCACCACGGCGAAGGATTCCGCAATCGATGAGATCACCACGGCGAAGGGCTCCGCAATCGAGGAGATCGCTGCCAGTGCGGAAAACATCGCCGAGGAATTCAGCGCGGCGAATTCGTACCTTGCCGGCGAATTCGTCCTGTACGGCGGAAGGCTGTATAAGTTTACAGCTAATCATTCCGGCGCCTGGACGGGAGCCGATGCGGAGCAGCTGACGGTCGGTGACGCTTTGAACGATGCGGGGGAGCAGATCGAAACCAACACCGCGGACATTTCTTCGTTAAAGGAAGAATTTTCGAATATTGGGTTATCTGTCGTTGAAGGGAAATTAAATATAACATATCAGGAGGTAAGTGAATGAGTACAGTTACAGAGGTTACAAAGCCTGTTGTGCTTGACGAAACTTTTAACGATAAGATGGACGCTCTGAACCATCTTATTTCGCATCAGAACGCCGCCATCGATCTACTCGCGTCCGACAAGCGCGCTGAACTGGTTACGAATGTGCAGGAAGTAGCGATTCTCGCAAAGAGTGGCGAACTGCTTGAGGTAATGGATTATGGCGATGAAATCCATCCTGAGTGGGTGGACGGCGAAACGCACTACAACCCGGCGATGAATCTTTGCCATGAGTCGGACGAAGAACTGGAGGATGGCGAAACTGTACACGGTTGCTTTTTCGAGTGGGGCAAGACGATTCCTTACGGGATGCCGTTCGATCCTGCCGAAGCTATCTTCGAGTCAGACACAGAACTCCCGGCGGGAACTTACTATTTCACTATCGCAAATGACTCTTGGGGCAATAACAACGGTAAGAACATCCAGTTTACACTGACCGAAGCACTCCCGGCGGGATATCAGATCAGAAAGAGCGTTGGATATAACGGACTCGTAACCAGCGGCACACTTGACATTTACTCAAGCGGTGCAAGCCTGACAAAGGAATACTCCGTCACACCGTCCGAGGGGACTTCTGGCACGTTCTTGGGGACATCTGATGGATCTGGAAACATCAACCACTGGCACCGGGTTGCACTGGGACATAACAGATGGAAAACATCGAACATGCGCCAGTTCCTTAATGCCACTGGAGCAAAAGGAACGTGGTGGACAAAACAAGAAAAATGGGACGTTAAGCCGTCACAGGCAGATACGATTGACGGTTTTCTGCATGGATATACGGAAGATGTATACCGATATTTTAAACCGATCAAAATGGTAACGGTAGCGTGCAACGCCGACAACAATGTCGAAGATGTCACGTATGATCGTGTTTTCCTTTCGTCTCTTGAACAAATGTATTGCGTGCCACAGTTCCCTGGAAAAGAAGGAGAATACTGGGAATATTACAAACGCCTTCTTGGGCGTACATCGCCTGCACCAACATCGCAGACTTATGCGCGGCTGATTAAGTATGCGCTGAACGCCCCAACTAGTGCGCAGTACTGCTTCCGTCGTTCGGCTCTCCGCAGCAACGCGTACCATGTGTGGAGTGTCTACGCGTCAGGCTACGTGGGCGCGAGCTCCGCGTACTACGCCTTTAGGTGCGCCCCCAGCGTGTTTTTATCTGAATGATCGGAGAATCGAGCGCCGCACACCTGCGGCGCGAGTAATAAGGCATGAGTGGAGTCAGGAAGAAAGATCAAACAGAACATAGGTTCACAACCTTAGATATCGTCTTGGATATGTATGATCATACAACGACAGTTACGGCGAATCCAAAGTTCGACAAATGTCCCAAAATTCGAGATCGCATAGATGATGAAGCGGCGTTGATATATCATTTTTGCCGTTCAGCGAATGAGGACTACGACAACCGCGATGTGGACGAATCGTTGATGCGCTTAAATCTCGAAAACGAAGCGATTAGACGGTGTATGTGGCTTAAGACATATATCAGGCTTGCTCAAAAGAAATTGCATCTTAGAGCAAGGAAAGTCATCTACTGGAATAAGGTTGTAAACAAATCGATGGACGCGATCAAGAAATGGATCGTATCCGAAAAGAAAAATAGAAGGGAATTATTTGGGCTGTAGGCTGTATGTGCGCAGAACTGCTTCCGTCGTTCGGCTAACCGCAACAACGCGAACAATGTGTGGAATGTCAACACATCAGGCAACGTGAACACGAACAACGCGAACAACGCCAATAGGTGCGCCCCCAGATTGTATGGCATTACGAACGCACGGTTCGCACATAGTGCGGATGCTTCGTAGATCAGACTATACACGGAGCCGAATGCCCTGCCGAAAGGCAAAACAATACCGTTGTGATGCGGCTTAACAGCCGCTTACAGCGGACACAATGAACCGATCCATGAATAAAGAAGATGTAATAGGAGAAGACGCGCTATTCGATTCAATGAACAAGTGCGCGAGAGGTGTTAAGTGGAAAGGAACGGTTGCTTATTATAGACACCACTGGCCTGATGAGATTGATAAACTTTGTACGCAATTACATGACGGGACATATAAAGAGCGAAAAGCAAAGTTTTTCACGATCACAGAGCCAAAGAGGCGTGAAATAATGAGCATCCATTTCCGAGATAGGATATATCAGCGAAGTCTCAACGATGTGGCTATATATCCTCAAGTATCAAAATATTTCATTGCAGATAACTTCGCTTGTCAGAAAGGCAAAGGAACTGAAGCCGCGAGATATCGGCTGAAGGAATTTCTGCATCAGCACTATCGGAAACATGGTGTTGACGGATATGTATTAAAAATAGACATCAAAGGCTATTATCCTAATATGGACCATGAATTTGCCGAAACGATGTTCTCAAAGTACATGGACGATGAAACGTATCAAATGGCGAAGGAAGTGTTAGGTCACTTGCCGGGTGAAGTTGGCTATAATCCCGGAAGTCAGATTGTTCAGATTGTCGGTATCACTGCGCTTGATGGAATAGATCATTTCATAAAGGACGATTTGCAGATTGATCATTACATAAGATATATGGATGATTTTATTCTGCTTCATCCTGACAAGGAATATCTGAAGTATTGCCTAACGGAAATCGAAAAGAAACTGAATGCACAAAAGATGTCTGTTAACCGTTCAAAGACGGGCATAGAGAGAATTACAAAACCAATCACATACCTAGGTTTTGTGTATAGGCTGACACAAACAGGAAAAGTTGTAATTCTGGCCGACCCTAAAAAGATAAAACACGAACGGATAAAGATTAAACGAATGGTTGCCCTTGTCGAGAAGGGTGAACTGTCAAAGCATGATGTTGACAAGCATTTTAAGGCATACAAGGCAAGCGTAAGATATGGCTGTTCGCACAACTTAATTTACAGGCTAAACCGATGGTACGAAAGCCTGTGGAAAGGTCGTGACGATGAAAAAAAATAGTATTATTACAAAGCACAAAGCCGATATTGGAGAATTGAAAGACATTGAAAATTCAATCGCAGGAAACGAGAAGCGAGAAGCAATGCTCGACTACATCATTGCTTGCGATTACCCGGAAGTCCTTGAGGATGAGGAGGTAATGACGGATGAATAAAATCTATGAGATGGCAAAGAAAAATTATCCGCGTCTGTGGAATATCGATATGCTCCGCACTCTTGTAGATAAGGGTAGAATCACCACGGAACAGTTCAAAGAGATTACAGGCGAAGACTATGAATGATGAAGACATTGCCAAGCTGACTCTGCCAGAACTAATTGAATTGATTCAAAGGCTGCTGGATGAGGTTGAAGTGAGGGCGATGGAGCTGATTTAAAGGGCAATTTAAAGAAGTTGGGGCAGGCGAAAAGCCTGCCCTTTTTATGTAAAGAAAGAGAGGTATTCACAATGGAGCAGCTGCAGGAAATCACATTTACAAACAGGGTTTGGGTACTCATGCTGCCGATCATCTTGATGGCTT